AGCGACCAGGGAGGCAGCGACCGCCGCCAATGTTGCTGCATCCGTGGCCCAGATTGCGGCAAACAAATTGGAAACAGCATCGTGGGCAGAGTTGGCCGCGGCCATGACATTTGCCGCCCACGCTTACATACCATTTGCAGGTACGGCCATTGCATCCGGCATGATTGCCGCCCAGCAAGCCATGATTATTGCCGCAGGCATACCGAAGTACGAAAAGGGTGCTTTGGCATTTGGCCCCACGTTGGGCATATTCGGCGAGTACGCAGGTGCAAGCCACAACCCCGAAGTCGTGGCCCCGTTAGACAAATTGCGCTCCATGATTGAGCCATCAAGCGGTTTCAGCGGAGAGGTGGAGTTTGTCATTAAGGGCAGACGTTTGGTTGGTGTGTTGAACAAGGAAAACAAAATCAATAAACGCACGTAACGATGGCAAAGTATTTACGATATATGGGTGAGTTCCTGAGCCACGCAAACACCGTGTGGCGAGTGGAGATTTTGCAAGAGGCTGACAAGGCATTTGCCCGTGTCGGCCAACTCACTTTTGAGGCAGAGGAAGCGTTGTTGATTGCGTGGAAACACATTGATAAAGAAGATGTGTTGCACGGTAGCACGGCCACGATCCAAATTGAAAGCCCCGGCGATAGAACGTATGAGGATTTATATTCAATCGAGGTTGGGCAAATCCGCATGGACGTGTACAAGGATAACGTGCTTTATTGGAGTGGCGCGTTAGACCCAGAGTTTTACGAAGAGCCGTATGAGAGGGCCAGGCATTACGTCGTTACCCTCACATTTAGCGATTTTGGCATTTTGGGCAGACTGAAATACAATCTGTCTGGTATGCAGACGTTGCACGATATTTTGGTGAACGCACTGAGCCGCAGCACCATCAATTACGCAGCTTTGGACGATACGACCTATTGCAGCACCTATTTTGCCGACAGCAACACCAAGGCCACGCCATCCGCATTGTCAGTAAGGAGTGAAAATTTCTTTGATGAGGATGGTGAGGCAAGTACGTTGGAAGATGTGTTGATTGGTATATTGCAGCCGTTGGCGTTGAAGATGGTACAGCGCAATGGCAAAATCGTGGTGTATGACCTCAACGGATTGCGCCAGAACGCCCCACGCAGAGTGATTGAGTGGGATGGTGACAGCCAGACGATGGGCGTTGACAAGGTGGCCAATAACGTGAAGATTGGTTTTTCCCCGTATTCGTCGGCTAAGTTGCTGGAGGGAGAATTGGAGTACAAAGATACCTTTGATGCCTCATTAACAAATCTGACAAGCGACACAAGCGGTTGTGTGGCTGGATTGGAATATTATTCGTATTACCCCAATTATGGTGAGATACGGCAAGGAAGCAGCGTTGATTACAACCTGATTAACTTTACTATCTTTGTCAGCACCAAGGGCAAGGGATTGGCGTATTTAAGTCCGTCGGCCAAATATTGCCACATTCAGCCGATGGTGAGCGGCCCCAGCGAAGAAACGGCAATTGCATGGAGTTTTTACACGGGTGGCCACGGCTCATTAGATACGGGATGGCCAAAACGGAAATTGAACCCCGTGGCCAATGCCGCCAATGGTATATTGATGAAAACCAACCGCGTTTTCATTCCCAAACTGAGCGATGCCGACCGTAAGAAATATTATCTGAAACTATCATTGGAAATGCTGTTGGATGCCCGTTACAATCCATTCAACGATGCCAAGAACAATGAAGAGGACAGATATAACAAATTCAAGGTATGGACGGGATGGGCGTTTGTACCAGTTGGCATTACGCTTTATGATAATGATGGCAATGCCATTTGCCATTACGTCAATCGGCCTAAGACCGTGACAGGAACGCAGGGCAACATATATTGGTCAACGCTCGACACCATGACCGTTTACGGCCAAGTGCCAGCCGTCAGTTGGCAGGCAGGGGAGGCCGCATTTGGCGATTGTTGGTTGGAGTATTACGACCCGTCGGATTTGGAAGAGAGCGCAGGGATATTGGGTTGGCACAAGAACCGACACAACATTGGCAGACCAGACGTTTCAAGCCGAAAAGGTGGCTCAACCGATGGCATGGTTGATTACAGAAAGGGTTATTTTCCATCGTGGGATTACGGCCACTTTTATATGTATGAGAGTTTTAAGGCCCAGCCAGACGGTGAGTTTATCCCATACCCAGCCAATGGTGGATATTTGGAGATTGTGGTGTACCAGGGCGTGAATTGTTACGATTTTGGCGAAGAGCACGATTTTGATACAACGGCACAATGGAACAACAAAGGACTTTACAACAAAGTGCGTTGGTTGCTCTACAAAGCCCCCGTGTTGGAGGTGGTGCGTAAGAACCTCATATTTGACGATGCCGAGTTGGACGATGTGGAATATTCGGGTTACATCAATAAAGCCGCAAAAGAGGAAATTAGCATTGACACCATTTGCGGCACGGCCAACAAGGTTTGCCCCACGGCCAAAGGTATCTACCATCGTGCATCTGACAGCCTGCAAATACAGACATTGAAAAGGGCCGGTGTGACTGACCACCCCGAAAGATTGCTGATTGGTACGCTTTACAGCCAATATGCCAGCCGACACACGACGCTGGAGGGCGAGGCAGTCATTGACACGGACGATTTGGCCGCATACACAGAGAGAAACCAAAAAGGCAAAGTGTTCATCATAAGCGAGGAAGCGCAGGACGTGATTACTGACACGACGGATGCCGTGTTTACTGAGTTCAACGCCGATGAGTACGAAGCCATCGAAGAAGTGGAGGGTTAGCGCATGGATAAGAAATACACAGCAGTAACCACCAACCGCACACCGCGCCCACGCAGTCAGAGATTGCGTGAGCAGGGCATTGGCAGCGTTGCAAGTACCGTGGTACTAAATGGCGACACGGGAGGCAGCAGCGTACCATCTGGCGACGGCCACACCCATGCCAACAAATCCGCGCTCGACCAGATAAGCACCGACAGCCAAGGTTATGAGTATCTGACCCGGTACGTTGAGGTGACAGACCCCGACACGGGCGAGACCTCATTGCAGCAGATAACGGAAAAGGTCAAAGCCGGATATGCCGACGTTGCCCATGACCTCACACCTGACAGCCCCGTGCGTCGTCAGTTTTTGAGCCGTATTGCAGACGATGTGGCCGAGGGCAGGATTACGTTTGAAGAGGGATTGATTGCCGTTGGTTTGGCCATATTCAGGAATGGTGCAGAGTTTGGCACGTTTGTTAAATCCTTATATGCAGGAACGGGCGCAGGTATAGACGGCCAAGGCAATGCAGAGTTTGAGAGCGTGAGAGTGCGCACATACTTTGAGGCCGTTGAGTTAATCATTAACCGACTGTCAGCCATTGAGGGCGACCAACTATTGACAGAAGCCGACACGATCGAGAGAGTTGTGGATTTGGGCAATAACTGTTATGGGTTGTATCTGCATCCGAAATGGGAGGGATATTTTACCGCCCAAGCCGTTGGCAATGTGCTGAAAGGCATTATCAATAATTTAGGCGCAGTGGCATTGGGCATGACGGGCCAGGGAAACGCCGCCATGTACACCTCATGGATGAGGGTAAACAGCGTGAACCCCACAACCAATTACATTGAGGTGACAATCTACCAAGACGAAGAGACACCAGCCGGAAAGAACTTTTTGCCGTGTGAGTTGATGAAGATTGCCCGATGGGGCAACCAGACTGATAAGACACGCCAAAGCTGCATCTATCTGTCAAGTACAGAGGGGCGCATTGTCCATTTGTCTGGAGTGACAAAGCCCATCATTGACCAAACCAATTATGCAGCCACGTTTGGCACGATACCCGAATTTGTCAAGCACCTCACAGACAGAGACGGAAACCCATTGCCATTGCGTGACAATCTTGATTACGTTTATATTGGTGGCCTCATTGTTCAGGACGTTATCAGAATTGATTTCCAAGGCAAACCCATTTGCACATACGTTGACCGTGGAGAATGGCACGCAAACGCTAACTATTATTGCGAAGCCAAGAACCCCACAACGGGCGTATGGGAGATTTCCGATGTGTGGTATATGGGTTGTAAATATCGGTGTTGCAAGAATCTGACAAAGACAACCCCGGCATGGAATAATACCGATTGGGCAATGATTGAGGGCAACCCCGATTTCACGGTTGATTTTGAAGATACTGATTACCTGTTTGACCCAGATAGATTTGCCGTCACATTGACCATCATTGGCAAACTCCACAATATCGTTATCACTAATGACATTCTGGATGCCGATGTTGCATGGACGCGATACAGCGAAGATGAGCAGGGAAATGAGCGAGTGGCCAGCGATAACGCATGGGCATTGAGACGGGCAGGTGCAGGTAAATCCATGAGCCTCACAGCCGCCGACATTGATTTTAATGGCTATGTGCCGCCCGTGGTACGTTTCACGGCCACCGTGACATTGCGCGATGGCATGGGAGAACCAGCCGCCCAAGATAGTGTTAGTTTTGAGTTATAACATATAAACAGCCGAGAATATGAAAACGAGAAGATTTGATTTTAACTTTAAGCCGTTGCGTATTAGCCGCACAATTGCGGTTGATGGCAGTGTGCCGAGCCGACAGACGTATGATGCCGAAACGGGCATTTACACGCCTGATTACACGCTGACACCGCTAATTATCCAACCCAGAATCGGGCGAATGGATAAAGACGAAATTTTAACGTCGGGCAGCATCAACCATCTTTTGGCCAATGTGCGTTGGTATGAGATTATCGACGGTGTAAAAACACTCATTGGATTTGGTGTCAGTACCGATTATGAGGTAACTACATCTGGCAACGATGCAGGGAGAATTAAGGTGAAGAAAAACGCCGCCCCACAGCACCCTATTACGTTGGAGTTTTATGCCGAGTACCAGGACACGCGCACAAGTCAGTTGCACATTATCCAAGACACGTTTACGGTTATGTGCAGCAACTCAACGGCATTGCCCGTGTTGTATTTGGATGCAGCCGACCAAACCATTTATGACCCCCTCATTGATGTTGCAGAACAGACCGTTCACGCCAGCCTCAAATTAGGTACAAAGGAGTGTGATGCCGCCAACCGTATCTTTGTATGGGAGTTGTACCGTGAAGATGGCACATGGTCAACTGTTGGCAGCGATGCCACGTTGGATTATTTCATTGAGGTGGCCAACGATGGCCTGAGTGTTACCATTGACCGCTCATTGATGGGTGAATCGTGTGCGCTCAGATGCCGCGCCAAATACGACAGTGAGGGCAACCCAGCATCCGTTACGCTGGATGCCAGCAGCCCCAGCAAGGTTGTGGAGTTTGTGCGCCGCATCCACAAATATGATTTTGACATCGTGGATTGCCCCGTCAATATCCCGGCAGGATTATTGGCCATTGCACCCCAAGCAAGCATTTACGACACACACGGAGAAATCCTAAACCCCGAAAGGGAATTGATCGTACTTTGGTATGTGGCCACCAATAAGGCCAGCGGTGCATTGTCGTACAACCAGATTGCCCACGGCAAAACGCCCGATATGCTGTCAACAGCGGCCATGAATAACCAATATGGCGCAGTATATGGAATTGACGTTAAAGACATCGGCCCCGTGGCTGCATGGGAAGATAGCGACGGCAAATTGTTTGAAGATGGCGATGGAAACATTATTTTAATTCACTAATAAATTTCAAGAATTATGGCACGTTACATTAAAGTAAATCCGAAAGTCGCAAGTTTTTTGCGTTTGGAAAATGACCGTCTGCAAGTGAAAGATGGTAATTACATTCTTTGGCAGGGCGATATGACAGCGTTTGGCCCATTGCCATTGCTCAATGATACGTTGGTGCAGATTGGAGGCATTGCCCTGATGCCACACGAAGCCAAGGAAGAGCAGGATGGCAAGGTCAACCGACCTTTGCCCACGGCCACCGATGAGCGTTTTATCATGGAAGAGCCAGCGGCCAGCACAGAGCAGGTTGAAGAGGCAGAAGCCGTGATTGACGGTGAGGGCCAGGCCCCAGCATCCGAAGAACCGACAGAGGCAGAGGGTGAGGGCGATGCCGACCCAGAGCCGACCGATGAAGAGCAGCCTGAAGCCGAAGCACCAGCGGAGGCAGAGAGTGAGGAAACCGAAACAGACAACCCCAAAACAGAGTAAGCCATGAGCAGTGCATCAACAACCAGAACCATCAAATTTGTGTCTAAGGCCGGAACGTATGCCGCCATTATCATGTGTCCCGATGGTGACATTTACCAAGAATGGGAGGGCAGCACCAGCCAAGTAACGGGCATTTACCCGAATTTTGCCAGCACGAAGCCGATATTGTATTTTGTTTGCACGTCAAGCCGTGTGGCCGAGGGAGTGGCAACACCCGATGCCATTAACTTCTATTTCAACGGCACACAGATACAGTTTAGCGGTGACACCAGCACGGGAACATTTGCAGGAATGTTTAAGAAAATTGCGCCCAGCGGTGACAATCTGTATTATGGTTTGCAGATACTCCAAAACATTGCCGCAGCCGCAGGATATGCGCCAGCCGTCATTAAGATGGTGGCCACCGTGTCGTATGGTACACAGACCGACCAAATCGAAGCATCGTACACAATCCCGATCCAAAAGGCCACGGGTAACGGAATCCGTGTTACCATCGTTTCGCCAGACGGCAAAAACTTTGTCATAAATGATAAGGGTGGCAGCTGTCAGTTAAAGGCAATGGCCTATCAGAAAGGCACGGAACTCACGGCCAATCTGTCATACGTTTGGGAACAGATGCAAGCCAGCGGATGGGTGGTACTGTCTGGAAAGACCACACAGACCATTACCGTGCAGGACACCGACATCAACGCATACGGTGAATATCGTGTGACCGTGACCAGAGGCACGGGTGCAAATGCAGAGGAATTGGGCAAAGACATTCAGGGCGTTATGGATGCCAGCGACCCATTGCAGATTGACCCACACCCCAGCCCAGAGGATGAGACCATCACAGAGGACACGGGAGGCAATGGAACTGTCACGTACACCCCCATTGTGGTGAAGCGAGGCACAAGCACCAAGGCATTTGACACCACGTTTTATTTCGTTGTGAAAGATGCCGTTGGCAACTACCTCAACCCCGGCACGATGGGAACGAACAAGACCAGCGAGACCGTGACCAGGGCGCAGTGTGTTCAAGCAGGTGGCGACGTATCAATTACAATCACTTCAAAGGACTAAGTTATGCCGTCAGTTACCAGAATTGTTAAGTTTATCCGAAAGGGTGAAAAGGGCGATAAAGGCGACAATGGCCGCAGTGTAGTGGGCGTTGATGTTGAGTACGCACAAAGCGAATCCAACACAACGGCCCCCACTACGGGCTGGAGTACCGACGCGCCCACATGGATTGATGGGCAATACATCTGGAGCAGAACGCGCATTGACTATTCCACGGGAGCACCCGATTATACAGACCCCGTTTGCATTACAGGAGGCAAAGGTGAAACGGGAAATGGTGTTTTGGATATTGTCGAAGAGTATTACCGAAGCACCAGCGCGTACCGCCTCAGTGGTGGCAGTTGGTCAACGTCACGTCCGACGTGGATTAGCGGTTATTACATTTGGACGCGCTCACACGTTTATCTGACAGACCGCGATTTCTACACAACAGCCGTTTGCGTAACGGGTGAAAGAGGTGCTAATGGCACAAACGGCGTAACTCTTTATACATGGATAAAATATGCAGATGATGCGTCTGGAAATGGTATGGCCGATGACCCTGTTGTTACGGAAAACGGCAATACGGTTTTGAAAAAGTACATTGGTTTTGCGTACAACAAAACCACGAATGTTGAGAGCGACGACCCCAGCGATTATGCGTGGGCATTATTCAAGGGTACAGACGGCACGAATGGTATAAATGGTACTAATGGCACAAATGGCGTAACTCTTTACACATGGATAAAGTATGCTGACAATTTAGACAATAACGGCTACCCAACAGTCGTTTACGACACGCCCAATGCTACAACAAAGTATATCGGCATTGCCGTAAATAAAACGACCGCTGCCGAAAGCAGTGACCCAACGGATTATGCGTGGTCTCAGTTCAGAGGTGACGATGGCACAAGTTTTACGCCAAAAGGAAGTGCGGACAGCCATTTTACATCAACAACCGATTATTATGCAGCCTCCAAGACCAACAGCCATTATTATTTAGTTGATGTGCCTATAACTGAAAATGAGCCAAATGGTGCAGTAATAATGATGCCGTCAGCCAGAGGCGATGCGGTGTATTATGCTACTAATGGCGACGCATACACAACGAGCGACAAGCATTTGTGGGTTAAAAATGGTGGCATTTGGATTGATTTAGGAGAAATCCATGGCCCGAAAGGTGACACAGGGCCGCAAGGCCCACAAGGCCCCGATGGGAACGATGCAATAACGTATTCACTTACATCAGATTATTTGGCATTTGATTGTGATAGCAACGGAATACCTACGACTACCGGCCCAGCGGCGATTACAGTAAGCGCATGGAAGCAAGTTGGAAACAACACCCGTGTTGCTATTCCAGACACCCACAGCATAACAGCATTGAAACGCTATCATCAAACCGTGGGCGTATATGCCAGTTCATCAAGTACTACTTTGGCAATACCCAGACCGACAGCCGCATTTGATGAAATAATGGTGCAACTTTTAGTTGGTGGCAGTGTTGTTGCTAATCTGTCTATTGTTGGCGTAAAAAAGGGAAATAAGGGTGACAAAGGAGATAAAGGTGACAAAGGAGATAAAGGCGACAAAGGAGATACGGGAGACCGTGGCCCGACATTAAGAGGCCCCCAAGCGTGGGCAGATTGTAGTGTTGGCTATCCATTCCAAGCGGGCGGTGAAAACGACGATTGGAAAGATGTTGTGTTGTACAATGGTTATTATTATAGTTGCATACAATCGCACCTTAAAACCGCTACCAATTACCCGACCAGCACAGAGGATAACAGCGGCCATTATTGGCGGTTGGCAGATAAATTTGAAATGGTAGCCACAAAAATTCTATTAGCGACATACGCATTAGTGAAAAATTTAGGAGTTGAATACATTGACATGAAAGATGCCAATGGTAATGTTCTGTTCCAAGCACTCAATGGTAACGTCATTTGTAAAACGGGAACTTTTGAAAATGTAACTATTTCTGGAACGCTGAAATCAGATTTGTTTTACGGGCGTACTTTAGTCATTACGTCTGCATCGTCAAGAACGTACAATATTGCGCCATTAACAGCCCCAGCGAATTGTTATTTTATCAACGAGCCGACTAACACCAGATTTGTCAAATTACCAAAAGCATCTGATTATGATGGTTTGGAAATCCAAGTGTTTACAAAAGTAAGCAATTGGAACACTAATAAAATGACCTTTATTCAATGCACGGGCAATGATGTGCTATATTTCAAAACGAATGTATATACCGTATGGCAAGATAACACGCCGAAATACACGTTGGAAAATAAAGGCGCGACATTCCATGTGTTAGATGATGGCAGCGGACTTTACATGGGCCCCAATATAATGTGTAAATTCAAAAGTATGAATGGCGCATGGTGGGCTTTAGAAGGCTTATTTACAGGAGAGTAACCCTAATTATAAACATTAAACAATTTTAAGTTATGGCAAAACAGACAAAGAAACTGACAGCCCAAACAACCGTTACGACTGTCACATCGGCACAGAGATTTCCAATGACCGATGCCAACGGCAATGTAACGCTGATTACATTGGCCAATCTGAAATCAGCCCTCATGGGTGGTTTGAACCTCGACGCTTTGGAAGATGGCGTTTTCATTATGACCCATCGAAAAAGCGACGATTACCCCATCATGTACAAGCTTCACAAGTGGACGGCACAGCAAGCAGCCGGAGAGGTGGCCGATGGTGTTGTTGTGGTTGAGGGTGGAAAGGTGTTGGTGGTAGCCCCGACGGAATCCGCTAACAAACTCAATTGGTCAAGTGCGCAGGTAAGCGGAGGTGGCGTTACTACCACAGACCGCGTGACCGCCTACAACGATTTTGCAGGTAAGGCCAACACAGCGGCACAGATTGGCCACGCTGAATGCTCAGGCGCAGGGTATGCACCAGGCTTTTGCGCTAATTACAGCCGCGTTAATGCTAACGGAAAAGGTTTGACCGCAGGTAAATGGTGGTTGCCGTCATTGGGTGAAATGATGATGATTTTTGCCAACATGACAAAAATCAATTACGCTTTGTCGCTCATTGAGGGTGCAACGCAGTTGGTAGAAGATGCTTATTGGACTTCAACCGAGTCCAGCGCGCCCAGCGCATGGTTTCTGCACCTCAGCCACGGCGGCATGGACCGCAACGGCACTAAGGCCACGCACGCGCGTCGAGTGCGCCCCGTCTCAGCATTTATTTCTTAATCTTCAAACTTTAATCTTTAACCTTTGCACCCGTCGTTTGACGGGTGCATTAAAACGAAAGCAAGAAAGCAAATGGGTAATCAGTTGAAATTGGTGTCAAACACGCGCATCTATCTGGACGCACGGGCGTTGCTGGATGAAATATTAGATATTATGCCAGATTTCCCAAAAGCATATAGATTTAGCATGGGCGTAAAGATGCAGGATTTAGGCATTGCCCTCGTTCACGATATTGCGGCAGCTTACATGGATAAGCCCAACCGCCGCCAACATCTGATTACGTTTCAGACCAAATTTGAAACATTGAAAACCCTAATGCGTATTGCAGGAGAAAGGCAATGGATTAAAGGCATGGGGCGGCACGCACATATCATTGAACTAATGGACGCGATAGGCAAACAGAGTACAGCATGGAAAAACTCAATGACCGTCAGAAAGGGAGTTGAGCAAATGCCGGAATCGGAGAGTTAAGACAAACCGAGTGTGCAATCCGTAATAAATGGGCCGTGTACCGTCATTCACGGTTAAGAACAAGACAATACGGCACAGATTGGCGAGCCACCGAGTACAGCGCGACCAACGCATGGAATCTGAACCTCAACAACGGCAACATGAACAACAACAACACTAAGGCCACGAACACGAATCGAGTGCGCCCCGTCTCAGCACTATTTACGGACATTGCTTAAAAAGTATAAAGATATGGTAACAACGGATGGAATGTTAGAAGCGTATTACGATTGCCGCCGCAGGAAGCGGAGAACGGCAAGCGCGATCGTGTATGAAATGAATTACGAAAGCAACCTGATTGCTTTGCGTGACCGTATCAACACGCGAACATACCAGCCGGGCAAATCTATCTGTTTTGTCGTAACGCGCCCAAGGTATCGTGAAGTGTTTGCCGCCTCATTTGAAGATAGGATTGTGCATCATTACATCGGTTTGCGTTTAGAGCCGTTGTTTGAGTTGGTGTTTAGTCCACGGACATTCAATTGCAGGAAAGGCAAAGGGCAGTTGTATGGTGTGAAGATGCTGGAGGCCGATATTAAGGAAGCCAGCAACAATTACACCACCGACTGTTACATCATGAAATTGGATTTGCAAGGTTTCTTTATGAGCATTGACAAATCCATGTTGGCACGGATGATTGATAAGTTCATCGTGAAGTATTACCAGGGCAGCGACATTGACGATTTGCGCTACCTTTGCCAAATCGTAGTGCTGCATTGCCCAGAGCAGAATTGTGAAAGACACAGCCCACGCGAAATGTGGGAACACCTACCAGCCAACAAATCCCTTTTCACCAATGGGGAGGGCAAAGGTGTGGCCATCGGGAATCTGTTTGCACAGTTGTTTGCCAATTTTCTTTTGAACATTCTGGATTGGTACATCGAGGAATTGGGCATAAAGTACCACGGGCGATATGTGGATGATTTTTATTGCATCCACACCGACAAAAAGGTGCTGTTGAGCGCAATACCAAAAATCCGCGTTAAGTTAGCGGAATTGGGGTTGAGCCTCAACCCGAAAAAATTTTATTTCCAACATTACACCAAGGGCGTTGAGTTTACGGGCGCAGTCGTAAAGCCATATCGGACGTATTGTTGCAACAGAGTATTGACCAACTTTATTGCAGCCGTCAGGAAACTCAACAGGGCCAGGAACATTGACGAAGTAAACCACGCTGTTTGCTCCATCAACTCATATTTGGGATTGCTCAGACAGTCCAATGAGTACGGCAAGCGACGCGAGATATTAGGCATGATTGCCCCACGTATTTACAAATGGATTTACATAAAAGGTCATTACGAAGTTGTGGCCATCAAAAACAAGTATAAACAAAATTGCATTACTCAAAAACGCATAAGGGATGGCGATTATTGAAGTTGAACCGAAAGACCCGATTACATTGCGCGTTGATGTGATTGATATGGGTTTGCTGCATCTGTTAGAAACGAGATATGTGGTACTGATAGAACAACGCGAAAACGATATTGTGATTGAACTTTATACAAAGGAACATGGAGACAGTTAGCGTTATTGAGATTGTTGCAACCATTATCGGAACAATGGGAGGATGGGAAGCCATCAAGTACCTTTTGAACCGAAAGACCAACAAACGAAAAGAAGAGGCCGAGGCCGACGGTGTGGAATTTGGAGTTTTGCGCGACAGCATGGAGTTTTTGCAAAACCAACTCAAAGAGAAAGAGGAAAGGTTTGTCAACCAGACTGACCGATTGCGTAAGTTGCAAGATGATTATTTTGAGTTACTGAAAGAGAAACAACGTATTGAATTGGAATTGCAGCGTTTTCGATGTGTGCGCCCTAAGTGCGCCCAAAGAGAACCACAAAACGGATATTAACTTAAAAACGAAAGAGTATGGCAAAAGTTGAAAGCGTCGTGCCGTTTATCCTAAAATGGGAAACAGGCACAACAGGCATTGGTTTGACTAATGAGCAATTGTTTGAGAAAGCCGAGTTGAAAGGGTTTGCCAATGACCCCGACGATTTGGGAGGTGCAACCATGTGTGGCGTGACATTGGCCACGTTCACGGAGTATTGCCGTCGGAAAGGCTACCCACGGCCAACCATCGTAAGGCTAAAAGCAATTACATACAAGGAATGGTTGGAAATACTAAAGACCATGTTTTGGGACAAGTGGAAAGCCGACCAGATTAACAACGAATCCATCGCCCTCATATTGGTTGATTGGGTTTGGGGCAGCGGCAAATATGGCATCACCATCCCACAAAAAGTCATTGGCGTGACAGCCGACGGCATTGTTGGCCCCAAGACGATTGCCGCCGTCAATGCCAAAGACCCCAAGCAACTGTTTGACCTCCTCAAGAAAGAACGGTTGGCCTACATCGAGAGAATTTGCAGAAGCCGACCAACCAATTTGAAGTACAAAAGAGGTTGGTTGAATCGGTTAAACGACATCAAATTTAAGGGAGTATGAAGCAGCTTATTTTCATCATTCTGGCCACGCTCATGCTGATTGGGTGCAGAGCCAAACAGACTGTCATTAAGGAGAGCACCACGGCCAGCCTCATTGACACCACGCACACCGTGGCCGACACGATGAGCGCAGTATCAAATTACACGGACACCACCACGACCACCCAGCACGTCGAGCAATCGGCCACGATCGAGTTTGTGGATGGTGGCGGTACGGTCAGCATTGACACGGCAGGAAACGTGACCATGCAGGGCGTGAAATCCATTAAAGGCATGGGCAAGGCCGACGTTACCATTAAAAACGGAGTGGCAGAGCGTGACAGTATATCAGCCAGCCACACCGACCAGGCAAACGGCATCAATAAGAACGAGAGCAAGCAGCGAGAGGCCGAGGAAAAGATAAGTAAGGCCGTGCAATGGTACGAAAGGCCGTTAATATGGATTGGCTCATTGTGCTGCATTGCCGTGTTGCTTTATATCCTATTCATATACATTAAGGCGAAACATTGATTTTGTACATATCTGTAAAAGTGCGACGAAAGTTGTTGAAGCCGTGCCAACCCGTGAGGGCCAGCACGGTTTTTTATTTGCCCAACAGATAGTCAATGACACGTCGGTTTGCGGCATCTATTTTGTCGAGGGAAAATTTGATGTAAACGCCCGTAATGGCAGAGCCGTATTTGTGGCCAAGGGCCTCAGATATGGTGTCTTTTAGTATATCCAATTCAGCGGCATACGTCGCCCATGAGTAACGCGCCCAATACGACGTGATTTGTGGCTCAATCGGCTGCATCATGGGCAAATGGTTGTCGG